AGTTATAGGTGTATGCGAATTGTCCGATAGTTTCTCTTCTTTTGCAACAGCATAATGCTGGCGCATTTTTTCTTTAAGCGATTCGCTCACTTTTGGCGGGCGCTCAAAAAAATCTATAATTTTAAAAATTAACCAAAACATTTGTTTTTTCCTTATGTAGGTAATGAGAGAACGCTAACACTACGCAAAGGCGCAGTGTCAACAGCTAGTAGCGTTAAAAACGCAATGGTGGGTAAATAGTTATGTTTCTAAAACTTTTAAAAAGTCAGACCAGTTTATCGGTTTAGTAAATCGGTAGTGGGGTTCAAGCTTTACGCCTTGATCAAACAATTCCATTGCTTGGTCAGCACGATAGAGCAGCACGTCAGCATTTTTTTTGACTAATACCCATGAGTTTGAGCCGCGGTGACGGACGCAAAACGAAATTTGATGCGGGGAAAGCAAGACCTTGTTGCCTTTCGCAACTTTTAACTCGATTAGGTGAAAGCTTTTATTGCGATCCAGTAGCAGCAAGTCGGGTGTGCCCAGTGCGCTAGAGTTTTCAAGTCGGGTATAACAAGTGTCAGTGCTCGACAGCCCCGTCTTTATCGATCTCCAAAAGTTCGCTTCGCTCGGGTTCGACATCGATTACCTTCTCGCCTAACTGACGTTTGAGTTCATCAAGGGCTTTTTTCACTTCCGACTTGCTCATTTGATCAATAGAGCCTGTGCGAATCTCAGACTTGCTGACGTAGATATCGCCTTGTGCAAGGCCCCTAGCCTTTTCGGCTTGGACCGCTGCGCTGTAAGCTCCCGCTGCAATGGCATCGTCACGGATTTTTTGAAGGTCGCGGATGTGGCGGCTATAGGTGACCTCATATTTTTCAGCCAGTTCAGACCGCCGAGCTTTTAAAGCTTTGACAATGTGAGGAGACTTGCGCGGGTTCAGCATTTCATATGCTCGGGTGTGACACCCTTTAATACTAAAGCCCGCTTCCGCAGCCAAATCTCTCAAAGTATCTTGCCCTTCGCGAGTAGCCACCAATTCAACAAACTTAGCTTGCTTACCGGTCAATCTGGTTTCCTCACTGACGCGAGGTCTACCACGTGTTTCTACTTTCAATTCTTTTTTTGCCATGCGGCTAATCTTATAC